GGGTGCCGACGGCGGCTTCCTGGTCCCGGCGGAGTTTGACAACATGATCCACGAGTACGAGAAGGAATATTTGGACCTGAGCCGCTTCTTCACCGTGGAACAGGTGCGGACCCTCTCCGGCTGGCGGGCCATCGAGCAGGGCAAGCGCAAGCCCCTGCCGAAGATCCTGGAGATGGGGACCGTGGGCAAAGACGATCAGCCCAAGTTCGACAAGGTGACCTACACCGTGGAGAAGTACGGCGACCGGCTGCCGGTGTCCAGTGAGCTGTTGGAGGACAACACCGCCGGGCTCCTGCGGTACCTGGCGGGCTGGTTCGGGCCCAAGTACGTCCTGACCAAGAACACGCTGCTGCTGGAGCTGCTGGCGAAGCTGGAGGTGGAGGTTCCCCTCCCCGCCGGCGGCGAGGCCAAGGCGCTGCGCCGGGCCATGATCCAGAAGCTGAACACCGCCCACAGCATGGGAGCCGTCCTGCTGACCAACCAGGACGGCTACGCGGATATGGACAGCTGGGAGGATAAGAACGGCCGCTCCCTGCTGGTACCCAACCCGGCGGACCCCGGCGTGTTCCGCTTGAACGGACGGCAGGTGGCCTATGGGGATAACGACCTGATTCCCGGCACGGAGGGCAAGACGCCCATCTATGTGGGCAAGTTCCAGGCCCTGGGCACGCTGTTCATCCGCAAGGGCCTGGAGATGGCGGCGACGGACGTGGGCGGCGATGCCTGGGCCACGGACAGCTATGAGTTGCGGGGCCTGTGCCGCATGACGGCGGTTACGATGGATAAGACGGCGGCGTTCAAGGCCACCATGGGCACCGGCGCCGAAGGCTGAGAAAGGAGGACGCAATGGCGAAACAGAGTACGAAAGGCACCACGAAGGCACCGAGGGGGAAGAAGGCGGCAGCGGCCCCGGTGGAGCAGCCCGGCCCCATGGGCGAAGCGGAACCCATGCTGGAGACTCCTGAAGCGACCGCCCCCGCTGCTGAAGAACTTCCGCCCGCGGTTCCGGGTGAGGCGGCGGCCGTTCCGCCGGAAGCCCCTGAATCTGGCCTGGAAACCGGGGCTGTTCCCGAGGGGGACAGCCTCCCCGAGGACCAAGCCGTGCCGGAGGGGGATTCCAAACCGGAGGGCCGCCGGGCGGTGGTCCGGTCCCCCAAGGGGCTGAACCTCCGGGCGGGACCCGCGTTGAACTATGACGTGCTGGAGGTCCTGCCCGACGGCATGGAGGTCCTGGCGCTGGACCTGCCCAGGGGCGCGGCGGTCCCTGGCTGGGAACTGGTGGACGCCGGGGGCCGGACCGGGTGGGCCTCCGCCCGGTTCCTGCGGCCGCTGGAGGACTAAGGCGTGGGGGTGCCGGAGTCGCGAAAGGTCACGCTGCTGGCCTTCTGCCGCCTGGACGGACTCTCGCCGGAGGAAGAGGGGCTTCTTGCGGTCCTGTATGACGCCGCCGTGGGCTACATGACCCAGGCGGGGGTCCGGGAGCCGCCGGAGGACACGCCCCGCCGGGCCCAGTATGATTTGTGCGTGAATTACCTGGTCCTGGACAGCTGGGACCAGCGGGACGTCTTCTTCGTGGGCGCCGTCTCATCGGAGAACCCCGCCTTCCGGCGGCTGCTGAACCAGATGAAGCTGACGGAACCGGATGTGTCCAACTTGGACACATCCGACCCCGAGGAGGGTGAGCCGTCATGACAACAGGAAGCGATCTGAAGGAGCGCGTCCAGGTTCAGAGCCTGCTCTACTACCCGGAGGCCAACGTCTACGCCTGGGAAGTTAAGCGCAGTACCTGGGCGAAGGCGGAGCAGGATACCAGGAAGAATCTCTTTTCCTCCGCCGGCATCGGCGCCAGGGGCGTCACCTTCACTCTCCGGCGGAATCCGGAGCTGACAATTGTCAACTCCTTCCTCTGGCGGGGGCAGTTCTGTTTCCTCACCTCCATCGTGGACGGAGACCCCGGCTTCCAGGTGGTGCAGGCGGCGCTGTGCGACCTGGTGGACTGCATCAAGGACGCGGACATGGAAACCCAGGGCTGCCGCTTCCCCGGCATCCTGACGGAGAAGTACGTGGGCCATGAACAGCTGGACCCTCACGCCGAGGTGACGGGGGACCTGGTGCTGGTGACGCCGAAGGTGGTGTCGCTGAAGCCGGACAGCTGGGTACTTATAGGGGACCGCCACTTCCTGGTGCGGATTCCCCATGAGCTGGACCGTTACAAGAACGAGTACGAGATTCGGAGAACGGAGGACTGTTAGTGCAGGAGTTTACAATTGACACCGGAGGCTGGAAGGCGTTCTGGGACCGCTGGCAGGAAACCATTAACCAGCTTCCCGGCCTGAAGGAAGTGATGCTGGAGAGGCTGGGCGGCCGGGTCCAGGGAGAAGTCCGGCAGGCGGTAGACCGTTCCGGGCTTCATGACTCCAGGGGCCGGGTGAAGCGCTGGCAGAACCCGCATGTGGGGTCCGGGCGGGGCTATGTGGCCGTGCGGGCGGACTCCGTAGAGGTGGCCGCCGGCTACAGGGACCGCCAGAGGCTGAACGCCGGGGCCCTGACCAACTTCCTCTCCAGCGGGCATAAGGTCCGGGGCCCCTCCGGGCGGGCGAAGCGCTACCGGCCCAGGGCCAGAATGACCCGAGTGAGGGGCCTGGACTTCTATAGCAAGGCCAAAGCGGAGTCTGAAAAAATCGCCGTCCAGGAGGCGGAGGACTTCCTGCGGCGGCTAACGGTGACGGAGCTTATGAGAGAAGGAACCATCCTCCCGGCTGATATTACCGGGGCGGTCGTGGAGCGGCTGAAGGAGGCGTTCCCCGGCGAGAAGGTCTACACGGACCTGGCGCCCAGGGATTTTGAGCGGCCCAGCAATATGGTGGAGCTTGTGAAGCTGGGCTTCGACCCGCTAAGTCACGGAATGAGCGGCGTGGATCTCCTGTACAAGATCAAGATCACCACCTTTTCCACGGTGGATGAGGTCCACGCCTCCCATCTGCCCGTGTTGGACCTGCGGTCTTTGCTGGTCATGGGGGCCTTTGCCGCCGGGTATATCCGGGTGAAGGACCGGGCCCCGAAGGTTCAAAGCATAGAGGCAGATACCTCCTTCTTCGACTGCGCCGTGGTGACGCTGACTCTGGCACTGACCCTGGACCGGGCCGATTTCGTTGGGCCGGAGCTCTATGAGCTGATGCAAAACCTCGAACTGCAGGTTCGAGTGAAAAAGGAGAATGACACATGAGTGATAAATTGACGATGCCCACGCTGACCATTCTGTTTCAGCAGCGGGCCCAGACGGCGATTGCCCGGAGCCAGAAGGGCGTGGCGGCGCTGATCCTGCGGGACGCGCTGACCGCCGGGGAAGCCTGGTCCCTGACCTCCACGGGCCAGATTCCTGAAAAGCTGGGGAAGGAGAACCAGAACGCCATCCGGCGTGTGTTCAAGGGCGGGGTGAACCCACCCCGGAAGGTGCTGGTGTACTGCCTGGGGGCGGAGGACACGCTGGAGGCGGAGGCGGCTCCCCAGGCGGAGGACGGTGAAGAGCCCGGCGGAACGGAGGAGTCCCGGCCCGGCAGCGGCGCCGCCGCCCTGCGGTGGCTGGGTACCCAGAGGTTTGACTATCTGGCGGGTCCGGCGGACCTGAGCGAGGCGGAGGCCGCCGTGATCCAGGAGTGGATCATTCAAAAGCGGGAGGACGACCATGTGATTTTCAAGGCCGTCTTGCCGGGATGCGCAGCGGACAGCGAGGGAGTGGTGAACTTCACCGCCTCCGGCATCCAGGTGGGAGGCGACGTGTTCGACGCCGCCGCTTACTGCGGCCGGGTGGCGGGGCTCATCGCCGGGACCCCCATGAAGCAGGCCGTCACCTACGCCGCCCTGCCGGAGGTGGAGGACATCCGCCGCCTTTCCGCCCTGGAGGAGGACGAGGCCGTGGGTCGTGGCGAGCTGATTTTGACCCACGACGGGGAGAAGGTGAAGCTGGGCCGTGGTGTGAACTCCCTGACGAATACCACGGGGCGGTCCGAGGTGTGGCGGAAAATCAAAATCGTGGAGCTGCTGGACCTTTTGCAGTGGGATTTGCGGCTGGCGATTCAGGACAACTACATCGGCAA